TGTACTAAATCTGGTATAATATAACTTAATTTTGTGTTTCATTCATTTATCTCATATTAAGTTAATTTGAATCATAATAAGACCTATTTCTTACATCTTTAACTCTCTCTTTCTTTCTAAAATTAAGATTTAGGTCTTATTAATTATCTTTTTTACTCCATGTATTTACTATTTTTTCATTGGTTGAATTATCTAAATAAATAACCCAATCACCTATGGTAATATACAAGGCATCTTTTGACCTTACATCAACTGTAATACCTTTTATTTTTTTTTTAATAAACTTATTTTTCATATTTACTCCTATTGATTAATTAAATACCAAGAGATCATTATAATCTCTGCAATTATTATTATTTCAATCATTATTTAATTTTCATAATTTGTGAAAAAAGCTCTCTGCTTATACTTGTTTCTCCTCCATTTAAATAAGTTAAATGTTCAATTTCTGAAATAGAATATTTATATGGAATAGATATTTTTTTTCTTTTTAAAAATTTAAGCATTTTATTTACATAAATAGTTGGATATGATTTATACATTATTTAACCCTCCAGTTTTTTCATTATTAATTGATAATCTGATAAAGCATGATTGTAATATGTATAAAAATTTTCATCATAACTTTCTTCATTTTTATTTTTCCATTCTAATAAATACATATTGTCATCATTTATTTTTGTTTTTACAATTTTAACCCAATCACCATTTTTATTTTCATAACATTTTTTTAGTTCTGTCATTAACCCTCCTTTTTTGGTTTTACCCATTTATTATTTACTTTGATTGATACAACTGAACAATTATAACCAGAATTATATCTAATTCCGACTTTGTCATATCCATGATTTGTTGCATATCTCTTTGCACCTTTTAATGAATTTGAAACATCTGTATAAATATTGTCAGATCCATAAACGACTCCATAAGTATTACTCATTATTTTACTCTCCTTTTTTGGTTGTAGTATTGATGTATTGGAAATTGATAAACATTTGAAACTTGTCTTATTGGTTTATCAACTTTAGGCATTATAGACAATTCACCGAAACCCATAAAAGAAAACATCTTTCTTTTTTTATAAGTCGCAGAAAATAATTTATAAATATCTATATCTTTAGCTTTCATTTAACCTCCATTAATTAATTAAATTACTAATTGGTTGATATTTAACAAAGTTTAATTCTTTTCTGAATTTGTCAATTTCTGATTTTAAATGAAATCTTGAAATTGTATGCTTTGCAACTTTGCCTTTTTCAAAGAATAACCAACAATCAGTTTCTTTTATTGGTTGTCCCATGTCCTTTAATTCATAGTTTGATAATATTTTCATTATTCCTCCTGGTGTTGTGGTAGCATTAAAAAGAATTTAACTACAAACAAAGCAAAGATACTAAGACCGATTGTTGTATCAATGTGAATTGCAATAATTAAACCTAAAAAACAACAAGCAAAGCAGATTGAAAAGTATATTGCTCTAATCATTAAACCTCCTTTGCTATTAATTTGCCAAGATACTGAAAGAAATTTAAAATATTTCCATTCATGTAATCAATCTTGACAATCATATTTTTTATTTGTTCTTGTTCTTGGTCATTAGCAATAAGCATATGCTCATAAATAGTTTTATAAGACATGATGTTCATAGTGCCATTTTTATCTATTGTGAAAGTATCTTCCATTGGTAAATCTTTTTCTTCAATAAAAGTATCAATCCAATTTTTAAAGTTATTCATTTTTATTAGCTCCTATAGTGATTGGTTTATTTTATTTGCTAGTGATCTATTATTGATACGAAACAAAATACACTTGACCATGTAATTTCTAGCTAAATGTACATAGTGAGGGATATGATTTTCTTTCTCAACTATTTTAGAAATATCTCTCATGTATAATTTTTCATCACTAAAACCAAAATTCTCAACTATTAAACTACAATTCTCATTATGATTATTGATTTTAGTATTTTCTTTTAATGTTTCCAAAAATGGATCAAAGTATTTTGGATCATTTATATCTAGTGTAGGCATTGTATTAGCTCCTATTTATTAAGTTAATTTGAAACATAATCACTTAATATCAAAGCAATAACTATATGTCAACTAAATTATAACATCATATTAAATTAATTAATATCAGAGAAACAACTATAAAGAGAATTAAAATAGTGTGATAAATATATCACACATAATAAACACATTAGAACGATTATAAACTATGGCAAATATTAAATATAATAAGACAATTGAAAAGACTATTTTAAACAGACTCTGTAATGGTGAATCTATCAGGAAGATTTGCAAAGATCCTGAGATGGTTTCATGGGCTACATTTAGTCAGAAATTAAAAGACTCTGAAAAATTACAAGATCAATATTATACTTGTAAAAAAATAGGCATTGAGATGGTTATAGCTGAGGCTCAAGATAAATTAATGGACTCTATTAATACATTAGAGAACTCAGGCAAGATGGACAATAGTTTGCCATTTGCTCATTTAATTAAAGAGATGCAATCAAATGCTAAGTGGTTAAGCTCTGTTTTAAGTCCTGTAAGGTATGGTAAAGATACAAAATTGACTTTAAATGGTGGAGATAAACCAATTGAGATTAAATGGCAGCAGTAAGATTGTTCAATGATTACAATGTTTATTGATTAAATTATTCAACCAATATATCCAAATTTATACAGTACATTTATAGACAAAGATCAAGCTCAACCAATATAAACAAAGATTATTTATTTATTTTGCAACATCAAAGCAACATGACCACCCAAACACCAAGATTTTATTTATAAAAAGAGCAATACCAATTGATTAGCAATCAACTAGCTTTATTTTTGGTTAGTTTCTGAGGTTTTTGGGGGGTGTAAAAAAAGGGACACCAGCAAAAAAAAAATTGACGCTTCGCTAATAACGATAGAACCTTTACACAACTAGATTAGGAATTTTTAATGATGGATTTTGACGACAACGAAAAAGGTTACTCAGCAGTAATATATATTATGGAAAGCAGTAAATCTGTTGTTGTCCATTTTGGAGGATTTAATGATCTTAGAGAATGTAGATACTTCTCATCTCACATCATGGAAGACTTTGGCATTGAACAATTATTAAATGTACCTCAAGGAGTAACAGTACATTAGGGGGGGTTTTGTTTTTAAATGCCAGAAATAATCATTCCATATAAACCAAGAGAATTGCAAAATTTTTTGCACAAAGAAATTGATAAGCACCGATTTAATGTAATCGTTGCTCATAGAAGAAGTGGTAAAACAGTTATGCTAGTTAATCACATGATTAAAGCAGCACTTACTTGTCCTTTGCCAAACCCTAGATATGCATTCATAAGTCCTACTTTCAAGCAAGGTAAAAGCACAGCATGGGATTATATAAAACAGTTCGCTGGTAAAATACCAGGAACTAAGTTTAATGAGTCAGAATTAAGATGTGATCTTCCAAATGGAGCAAGGGTTACAATTCTTGGAGCTGAGAACGATCAGGCTCTAAGAGGTATATTTTTAGATGGTTGTGTTTTTGATGAAACTCAATCTATTAAACCAACTATATTTCCTGAAGTCATAAGACCAGCTTTGGCAGACCGAAAAGGTTGGTGTGTATTTATAGGTACACCAAAAGGTAGAAATTATTTCTATCAACTTTATAAAGATGCACAGAAAAATAAAGATTGGTATGCTGGTTTATTTAAAGCTAGTGATACAAATATATTAGATCCTGATGAATTAGTTGCTGCAAAGCAAATGATGTCAGAAGATTTATATGACCAAGAGTTTGAGTGCAGTTTTCAAGCTGCGATAACAGGTTCTTATTATGGTGCTTTAATAGAGCTGATAGAGTCTAAGGGACACATTACAGACAATCTGTATGATGACAACCTAGATACTGAAACATGGTGGGATTTGGGTCTAAATGACTCCACAGCGATATGGTTTGTCCAAAGGTACAAAGGAGAAATTAGATTAATAGATTATTATGAAAATGCTGGTGAGGGTTTAGATCACTATATAGATGTCATTAATAGAAAAGAATATGAGTATTCAAAGCATATAGCTCCCCATGATATTAAAGTTAGAGAAATAGGTAACTTTGGTAAATCAAGATTGGAGAGTGCTTTGGAATTAGGTATTGCTTTTGAAGTAGCACCAAAACTATCTAT